GGCCCAACCCAAGCACAGATGGCACAGATTAATGCGCTACCTGCAGACCAAAGGGCTAATGCCCTGCAGGGTCTTCAGGCTGGCTATGCCACAGAGTTTGTTCAGCGAGCAGAAGAGTTTGCTAAATATGGCGTTGACCTTCAGACCGCAAGACAGGGCTATGCAGCAATTGCTGGTGGCTTAGAGCAGGGACAGAAAATTGCACAACGCTATGGCGGTCAATACACCCTTGGTGAAGCAGAGCAAGAGGTATTCAAGGGCAATGTAGAAGCGCAAAGAAAGCGCAAGCGATTTGCCAGCCTAGAGCGTGCAGCATTTGGTGGGCAGAGTGGAGTTACCTCTGGTTCACTTAAAAGGGGTAGCGCAGGCGCTTTCTAAAAATAGAATCCCAATGGATAGACCAGCCCCATTGGCGTAGAAGACTGGTAGTAGAAGCCGGAATATTTCCCTAAATATATCCGCGGTCTGCGATACAACAATGAATAGGAGAACGGTTGCATGAGCAACAACTACTGGGAAGATGACGAAGACGACCTTGACTTAGAGACTGGCTCTCAGGTTACTGGCGATGACTTGGTAAAGAAGTTACGCAAGGCTAAAAGAGCAGATGAAAAAAGAATTAAGGAACTCACTGAGCAACTTGAGGGTTTAACCAAGGCGCAGCGTGAGCGTACCGTCAAAGAAATCCTAGAACAGAAGGGCATTAATACTAAGGCTACCCGCCTAATACTTAAAGACTTAGACGCTATTGATGATGAGTCAGTTAATCGCTGGCTTGACGAGAATGGCGATTTGTTTGGGTATCAGAAGGAAGCCCAACAAAGCCCCGAGCAACAGATTGACCTTGCTGCATTACGTCAGCAGGACATTCTTACCCATGGGGCAATAAGCCCTTCACGCGCTGACGATGCTATGTCACGATTAATGGGCGCTAAAAGCGCAGCAGAAATCATTGACATGATTAACGCCAGCGAGTAACACAATCCCAAATCAACCATTCTAATACACCTATAGGAGGTGGCTAAATTGGCTAACGAGTATGTTTCTACCGCGTCTACCTCATTCGGAGGTACCGTGGGCGGAGCAGGTCTAGTTCAAAAGGCGTATGACCGTCTTCTTGAGTTTGCCCTCCGTGATACTCCGCTAATCCGCGCTGTTGCGGATAAGCGACCAGCCCGTCAAAGCATTCCTGGTTCAACAATTGTATTGCAGCGTTATGTAGACCTCTCACCAGCAACGTCTACCCTCTCTGAGACAGTTGACCCTGATTCAGTTGCTTTGTCAACCCCAACCACAGTAACCATCACTCTCAATGAGTATGGCAACTCAGCAATCGTAACCCGTGCGCTCAATCTCTTCAGCCTTGCTGATGTAGACCCAGCAGTTGCTAACATTATTGCCTTTAACATGGCAGACTCAATTGATGATGTTGCTGAAACAACTCTTCGTGCGGGAACAAACGTAGAGTACGGCGGAACCTCAACTTCCACCGCAACAATTAGTACCACTGCAGGACACAACATTTCTTCTGCAGACATCCGCAAGATTCGTGCACGACTTCGTTCTAACAAGGCTGTTGCACGCCGTGGTTCAATGTACTGGGCAGCACTTCACCCAGACGTAGCCCACGACCTTAAGGCTGAATCGGGTGCTGGCGCATGGCGTCAACCACACGAGCAGGTTGACACCAGCAACATTTACGCAGGAGAGATTGGTGAATACGAAGGATTTTTCTTCGTAGAAAACCCACGTCTTTACAGCGCAAAGACTGGTGCTGACCAGGCAACCTTTACCACTACTGCAGCAGCCTCTTCGGCTTCAGCAGCAACTGTCATTTCTGTTGCTTCAACCTCCGACATGACCGTTGGTGACAAGATTTCAGGAACTGGCGTTGGCGCCTCTGCAAAGATTGGTGCAATTAGTGGAACTAACGTAACCGTAACTGTTGCTAACTCAGCACAGGTAACAAGCGGTGCAACCCTCACCATCACACCAGTGACCCGTGTATACAACTCCTACTTCTGTGGACAGCAAGCACTTGCTGAGGCAGTAGCAGAAGAGCCACATACGGTTATTGGCCCAGTAACTGACAAGTTGATGCGTTTCCGTCCAATCGGATGGTACGGCGTACTTGGCTTTGCCATTTACCGTGAAGAGGCGCTCTATCGCCTTGAGTCCAACTCCAGCATTACGCTGGTCTAGTTGTTCTACAGTGGAGCAGGGGCGTATCAGTCCCTGCTCTTTCTGTAAAATTATTAGATAGGAAAATATGACAAAGTATTTCTTTACTACACCAAGTGAAGATGAAGGCCCAGCGGGTGGTGGCCCACTCTTTTTCCGCTACAAGATAGCCCGTGGAATTACCGTGCTAAAGAATGCAGGTGCCTATACAGAGACCCGCTATCCAACTAATGATGATTTATTAGAGGCAGAAAAGTTCTATCTAGGTGGACACAGAACAGAAATAGACCAAGAAGAATATAACGACTTAACTAGCGCAGGATACTCAAACTATTTAGAGACGGAATAATGTCACTACACAGGGAGCGGGAACATCCCGAATATGTAGAGGGATGTTTTGGATGCAAGATTTCTACCCTTCAGGTAGGAACTGGTGATGCTAATAGCAGCCGATTAACTTCTAGCAAGAAGTTGGAGGCCGAGTTGGATGCCTATAAAAAAGCAAAAGCAAACGGCATACAGCCAAGTGGTAGCACTATGAAAGCAATCAAAGAAGCAGAAAAGGCATCGGATACTTTAGGTAAAGCCTACCGGGGAGACAAGATGCCAAAGGCTAACTTAATAAACAATCGGGTAGCAAAAACTATGAATGAGGTAGGTATCTAATATGCCAAATGTAAACGGCAAGAAGTATCCATACACTGAAGCAGGAATGAAGGCAGCCAAGAAGGCAGCAAAGAAGTCCGGCAAAAAGATGACCATGAAAAAGATGGGTAAAAAGAAATAATGAAAAAACCAGACTCACGTTTAAAGCGTGCTGGAGTTGCTGGGTTTAATAAACCAAAGCGTACTCCTAATCATCCAACCAAGTCACATATTGTTGTTGCTAAAGAAGGCAGCCAAGTAAAGACCATCCGGTTTGGACAACAAGGTGTGTCTGGCTCTCCGAAGAAGGCTGGCGAGTCTGGTTCCTACCGTAAGCGTAGAGAATCTTTTAAGGCTCGCCACGCCAAAAACATTTCTAAAGGAAAACTTAGCGCTGCATACTGGGCAGATAAGGTGAAGTGGTAAATGGTACAACCTAAGAAAGTAGGACTTGGGCAAGGAAGCAAACTACTTGGTCGTAAAGCAGCAGTAGAAAGAATGGCTAAGACTACTAAAAGAAAACCAATTGCCTCTGTATATCAAGAGCCAGAATTTTTTAAGGGCAATCCTAAGTATCGTCCACAAGGCCCTACTACCGCAAAGCGTAGCCCACGTTATATTGATTCATCTTCACGCAGCACTGTTGAATCAACAGCCCGTGGTGGAGAACGCGGTATGCGTAAGACATCTGGACTTGGTGGTGGAACACGAGTTCCAGGCAAAACAGCCCCAAGACGCACAGCCAAAGATGCAACCCGCAAACTTACTGAAGTAAGAGAAAACATTAGGGGTCTTCGGCTTGCTTGGTTAAAAGCACAGCGAGCAAAAAATACAAGCCAAATGGTTGAAATTGAAAAAACTGCATCAAGGTTAAAGGCGCAAGAAAAAGAAATTCTTAAGAAACTTGGTAAGAAATAATGGCATATACAAAGCCGGAGATGCGTGAGCGCATCAAGAATAGAATCCTTGCTGGCAGTAAGGGTGGCAAGCCTGGGCAGTGGTCTGCCCGTAAAGCACAGTTGTTATCTCAAGCCTATGAAAAGGCTGGTGGTGGATACTCTGGTGCCAAGACCAGCAAGCAAAAATCTTTGTCCAAATGGACTAAAGAAAAATGGGGAACTAAATCTGGTAAGCCAAGTACTCAGGGGTCAAAGGCTACTGGTGAACGGTATCTACCCAAGAAAGCGCGTGAAGCGCTTTCTGCATCTGAGTATGCAGCAACCAGTAAAGCCAAACGTGAAGGTATGAAAAAGGGCAAGCAGTTTGTAGCCCAACCAAAGAAGATTGCTAAGAAGACGGCAAAGTACCGATAGGAGAAGAATGAGTACATTTGTTGCTGAGTTAAACCGCCTTGCCAATGGTGGTGCTTCCTATCCAGAAAAGACAGCATTTTTAGATGAGGCTGGTGCAGCCAATAAGTGGGCTGGCACTGTCGGTCTACCTACAGTTGGCGCTCTTAATGTTAAGGCTGGCAATACTACTAAGTCAACCTACAAAGATATTCAGGGAGTCTGTAATCAAATCGCCGGAACTACCGGCGTTGCCCTTGGCAATGTATTGGATTCGGTGGTTTCTTAATGCCCACTACCCTCAGCCAACTTGTTGATGAAGTCCAACTCAACCTTCAGGGTTTCGTTGGCAAGCAGGACAGGGCTACCCACCTAACTGCCACATTGACTAGTTCAGAAACTAGCATGACGGTTTCTTCTACCGAAAACATTGGTAAAGGAATTATTGAAATTGATGACGAACTAATTTGGGTTGATGCTTATGAACGTCCGACTGGCATTGTTACTGCTTCTCCGTATGGTCGTGGATATAACTCTTCTGATTCTGCGTCCCATGAAATCGGGGCTAAGGTAACTATTAGCCCTACATTCCCACGGGTTAGTATTAAGCGTGCAATCAACGATACAATCAACTCTGTCTATCCAATGGTCTTTGCTACTGGCAGCACAACCTTAGAGTACATCTCTGCCCGTAATACTTATCAACTACCTGATAGCACTATTTCTGTTATGAGCCTTCGTTGGCAGACAGTTGGGCCAACCAAAGAATGGTTGCCCATCAGACGTTTTGAGTCTGACCTTATGGCTAACACCACTGCATTTACCAGTGGTAAGTCAGTAACAATCCTGGATGCAATTACCCCTGGTCAAAGCATTCAGGTCTTTTATTCTAAACTTCCAACCGAACTATCTAGCAACTCTGACACCCTAGAGACTACGGCTGGACTACCCGCA